AATTTACACCAAATGGAATTTGTTCTGCGGTCGGAGCAGCATATGTCGTTTTTCCAAATGCACCCATGATAACTGGTATCTGTGCATTATCTCCATCAAGGAAGAAACCAACTACAACATCACCCTGAGCGAATTTTATAGTCCTACCTATCATCGCACCACCAGTAGATCCAGGTGGTAACATAACCTGAGCCCAAGGAAGATCTTCGTCCTTTAGTTCTGCTGTGCTGGGTGGATGATATCCCATAATGCGAACTTTATATCGCACACCCCATCCACCATCCTTAGAATTAGAATTCCAGGATGTTTCACTGGCAACTTGACCTATCCACCAGAGAAAACCATCTCTTCCAATAAAACTAGTTTTAAGTAAAGATTCTTCCATTACTTCTTATTATTCGTACCGTAAACACCGAATGTATCTCTAATCAATTTCATTGATGTCACAGACATTTCAGTATCGAAATGATGACACAATTCTTTTATCATATATAGACCACTCTTATCAGAATCTATTTCTTTTTTCTTATCAGTTGTTATTTTTGGAAACTCACAACTAATAATATCACCTGCTTTCAAATTTGTATTCAGAGGAACAGTCATATCTAATGTCTGACTAAACAAAAGATTGTAACGAATGACAGATTGTCTTAAATTATTAAATGGATCTGCATTCATATCAGTGCTAGATACTGAACTTAATGTGCCAATATCCACAACTTGTGTCATAATTCTGCTTGGTATATCAACAAGTCTTCTATTTCCTTCAGTCCTAATTTCAGGAAACTCTTGTTCCTGACCGAGATTCTTCATATCAGTATTTTGTGGTCCTACAGTTCCAGAAGGGAATTCACCAGTAAGTGGATTATATGCTGCAAGATAACTGGAATATGCACCCAATCTGAGTTTCTCAATCAGATTTTGATTCTTTTGAATGTTGTAACTTAGAATTTTAAAATCATTGTTAACTTTACTCGAATGTTGATTCACCTCACTATAAACATAAGTTTGTGGAAAAGGTTTTTGTGTTATCAAATTGTCTATTGACTTGAATTTATACCCATCTTGTGTTTGATAGAAGAAGAAACCAGCGGATTTTCCATCCTCAGAAACTGCTTTTGATGCTAACCAAACCAATACTGTAAATGGTTTTTTCAGGTTACCTAGAAATCCATATTTGTTAGATGAAACATCAATGTCTACTGGTTTATTAGTCTTCAGTTTTTCTTCAACTATTTTCTTTACTGAAACATCAATTCTACTTTCTGGTGAATACTTTTCATAAACTCTTGTAGTCTCATTAGTAAGTGCTTCTTTAGATACAAGATTTAGAGTGAATACTTCTTTTTGAGAATCTGTAATTACATTAGTAATACTCGAAACATAAAGATAATCTTCTTTGTTTGAGAAATCTAGTCCTTCATTACTACCAGAATTACCTTCTATTTTTAGAGAAACTCTTTCACCACCACGAAGAGGTAGTCCACTATAAAGACCACCAGGAAATCCACCAGTCGCTGTGACTAGTATTTTCATGGTTATAGTTGGTGAAAAAAGATCCTCATAATAATCTACACCAACTACACCTAGTCTAATATCAACCGTTTTATTTCCATCTATTGATTCAATTGTTATTTCATCATATAGAGATGCATCTATTGCTGCCATTTAAGTACTTGCTAGATTTAAGAATAGAACTTCTTTGATAAATGTATTTAACCCCTTTCCACCAGTAATCATTTGAGAACCAGATGATATAACAGATGCTGGTGAAACTGGTTCGCTAGGTTGTCTTCTCACAACAACAACTTCATCACCCTTTCTCTCTGTGGTTATCTTCTGTGCAACCTCATTATTTTTTGTTACAGATATCTGAGCAGCACTTGGTTTGGATGATGTTGTAAATGAACCAGAAGAACTTGGTCCAGTGGTAAGAAGAATGAGAGGTACATAAGGAGATGGATCACCATCACTACCACCTTTTCTACTATCCTTTTCTCTGGTGTATTCAAAGTGAATGTGTGGACCATCAGATCTTCCAGTAGACCCGACAGTAGCAAATGATTTTCCTGCTGGAATTTTTCCGGAAGTAATCAAGAATCTACTACAGTGTCCAAAACGAAGTTGTACTCCATACTGAGGAACCCAGACATCAATAACTAAACCATATCCACTTCTGTCATTTGCTGTACCCATAACCTCACAATCAACACGAAGTGCAATATGAGTTCCCATAGGAGCAGCAATATCAATACCCCTATGCATCTTACCACCACGCATTCCATAAAGACTTGTTACTGAAGCACTAACACCACCATTAGCAATCATCCCAGAAACATCTTGACCCTTGGATAATTTTGGACCAAGTTTTATTGGACCTTTTGCTGTGGTAGGTTGTGGTACTTTAAATGATTCTATGAACTTATTATGCTTATCATCTCTTGATCCATATAATGCAGTATCGGGTCTTTCCCAATTTCTCATCCACCAAGCCGCTGCTGCTTCAGGACTACCAAATGATGATGCAAGATACTGTGGTGCTGTACTTTCACCAACAGCAAATCTTACTTGACCTTTCCAATTTGTTTTATAGTCTGGAACTGCTTCTAAAAATGCTTTTTTTCTAGTTGGATATGTGTATTGGAATAAACCAATACCTCTAGAACCATCACCAGTCTCATCTGCTGCTACCCTAAAACCACTTTCACCTTGAATATTTGCAAGAATACCCATCGAATGAATGTGAGACACACCAAGAGATCTCAAATATTGATAAACTGCTTGAGGATTAACTCTACCATTAGATATGTCACCACTCGGTTCAGTATATCCTCCAAAGTCACTACCAACACCTGATTTTGTACCTGGTACCTTATCGTCTAAACCAAATCCAAAATCAAGAGGTCTTAGCAGAAGATTGATAGCAAATATAATATCATTTTCCAATTTTCTGATGGACTGATTCATCTTACTCATTCCATCTTCAACTGTATTTCTAATATTACCAAAATTGAAGGATGCAACGTCTCTTAAAACACCACTCAATGTGTCTCCTATTGTGAACAAAAAGTCTGTTACATTACCAACTGCATTAGATAAAGTAGTAACTAACTTTTGAATTCTTTCTATAAGTTTTTTTGTACCATCAATAATTCTAGGTAGATTTAATAACAACCAACCAACTAATAATGTACCAGCAAAATCAAGTATTCTACCTAAGAATCCTTTGGTACTATCCATTACAACTTTATTGGTGCGTTTTATAGTACCACCAATACTAGATGCTTCTATGATACTTTCTTGTTCTCTCTTTCTAATTGCTTCTCTTCTCGCTAAGAAAAATTTTGTTTTATCTGATATGAGTTTTTGTTTTTGTTGATTTCTTTCCGTTAAAGTTTTTGCTATTGTATTGGTAGTTTCTTCAACACTACCAAATGTTTTGTTTACCGAGTCAATAGTTCTCGATAAAGAAGATATTTTTAGAGATGACCTGTATGCTAGAGTTGTACTTGCCATATTATCCTATCGCTGCGGGTACGTTATAAGTCACAGCACCAAATAATGGGAATGGATTGTCTACATTGGAACTAGCAACATTAGGTGTTCTATTTGCTAGACCTAACTTTTGCTGAGTTCCTGATGATGCTTGCTCTTGTGGAGCATCTATTACAGTTACATTTGATTTTGGTTTCGGTAACTCTGGAACAGTCTGTGATTTATCTTTCAGTTCTGGTGCTGAAATTGTTGCCTTTATTTCCGTTGTAGCATCAGTCCTTGATTCTGCTGGTTTTAACTCAGCATTTGCTGAAGCATCAGAAGTAGTTTGTGCTGCCTGATCTGATGAACCAGTGAGACTATTCAGAACTCCCTTAGCAACATTAGAACCAACAACTGAGAAAGTCAATCCACTTATTGTTTTCAACCAAGCAGGACCAGGTGTATACTTATAACCTGCTTCAAATGCTACTAGAGCACCTCCAGCTGATGCTAAAAATTCACCTGCGCTTTCTTCTTTCTGACCAGGCATCATATTATTAGCCATACCACCGATAACGGTGGATGGAGAAGAAACTTCACCCGCACCAGTTGAACTCTCTGGTCCTAGTATTTGTCCAGTAGCGTACTGATACGCTATTCTCAACCACCCAAGAACTGGTTCTGGTAGTACTGCTTTTGCAATTCCTTTAACAGCATCAAATAACGCTGTAATGGGTCTACTAAACAACTTAAGTGCTACCGCCTGAGCGATTCTTGTACCAATTCTTAAAAGACCACCTCTAAAAAAACCAAATCCAGTTTGTAGAGCGAGTAATGTTAAACCAACATCTCTGAGGTTCTTAAGAAGATTATCTTTAATCGCATTTAATTTTTCACTATTACCTGTGGCAAGTGCAGAAATAGTCTCTACACCCTGATTTAATAACCACCCAAAGAATAATTGATTGAAGAAACTCATTAAGTTCATCAATGAGAATTGTGCTTTTGCTCCAATCTTCTGCACAGGAGCAGCCAGCACAGACTGCATTTTTCTCTCAATTAAACTTTCTTTTCCTTCTCGAAGTTTTTGTTCTGCTAATATTCTTTCTTGGTTTATTTCTTGTTGAGATTTAAGATTCTCGAGTTGAGAATTTTGTGAAAGCAAATTCGAGATTGTCAATAAATTATTATTAATCAGAATCATCTGACCACTAATTCGTGATATTGAATTAGTGACGTTCTGCAAAGCAACTTGATTCTGCTCTAAAACCGAAGCAGTTTCTCTATCTGATGCTTGTGCAATCTGATTAGCAAGTGAGCTGCTCAAGTATGGGCGACCTAATGCGGAAGACGCTGATACTGTTCTTCTAGCCCCACTTAGTCCACCCGCTAAGGGTGATTGCATCTCAGCCATTTGCTCTTTGTTTTAGTGTTTCTTCCTCAATATATTGTTGGAGAAGAGAAAGATATACTTCCTTTTCCCAAGGTATCATATTTTCTAGTTCTGTCAAAGAATATTTATGATGTTGCATAAGGGCAAAATTAACCTTAAAGTATGACTCTAGATTAGTATGAGCCATACTTACGCGAAAAAAGATGTCAGATCCTCAAGAACAACTTCACTTTCAACACCAGTATTTGGATTTTTGATTTTAATTTTATGAGACAGTTTTGGCATCGTGTCAAAGAATTTTTCAATTTCCTTGAACTGTTTGGAACTTAGTTGCTCCAAAAATTCTTTCAATTCTTTTTTAGTACAATCAGAAGCACTCCACGACTCCTCTTCATTATATACTTGTTCGATACAAGAACAAATCAAATCAAAAGTATCATCAACACCAATTTCTTCCGAAGAACTAAAATTAGATTTGATGAATTCACTCATAGAAGGATATTTCATCCTGAGAGTCATGTCATTACCAAGTGAAATGTCCTTACTATGTTCTTCAGAAATCTGTACGTGAATATCGTCAAGATTAATTACGGTTGGTACTTGTGTCAAATTATCATCAGGACAAGTAATCAAAACCTCAACATCTTCTCCAACAGATTTACCACGAATGTTTAAGAACA